GATATGAATAATTGCAATGAAAAATTATGTGAATTGAGTAAAAAAATAGATGACCTAACAGAAAATAAAAAAAATCAGGACGTGTTAATAAATAATCTACAACAAATAAACAATGAATTATCAACTATATTAAAAGGTTACGGGACAGATAGTATTGAAGATTTATTACAGATATGTTTTGGTAATAATAAAATTGTCTCACAAGATACAGATAGAGAGAAATTTGTGCTTTTAAAAAAATATTTTCATCCAACAAGTTATAAGGTAATAAATATAAAAGAAAAGAATGCTAATTATAATGATCAATCAAAACACCTATCGTGTTTTGACGCATTTTCATCCTCCACGCATTTTAATTTAAAAGTTTATGGCATTGAATTATTTATTCATAATTCTAATATAAATAAAAGTTTAATAATTACTGGAATAATTGACGACGTTATTATAGATGTTTTAAACAATAATTATATTACAAATAAAAAAAATAAATTAATTGACAATTTTCCACAAAATGAAGAATTTGAACTAGATACTTTTAAGAATTTGTTAAATTCTTTTTCATTAAAAGATTATTTGGTTTATGAAACTGAAGATGAGATTTATAGTAAATATGCAGGTTTAATAAGTCAATTTAAAGGTTTACGAGAGAAAAATACATCAACATTGGTGAAAGGATTTATTAATGATGATATGTTTAATAAACGTAATACATTGATACAACTGTTAATAAGGTCATCTAATTATGAGAACCAATATTTGGCTTATTTATTATATGACCTTCTATCAAATGAATCAAACGGGTCCGTTGATACACAAGAACAAACCGCAATATTAGATAGTTTTCCTTGGACAATAAAACAATTTTTTAAACAAGCAATTAAAAAGACGATACAATATACAAATGAATTGTCTAATTTCGATATAAATAAAATACCAATAGAACAACAAATTTGTCTTTTAAAAGCATCTGATGTTGTAAAAGAAAAGGCGATGGTAAAACTAAAGGAAGTGAAAGCAAAGTCCGAAGATACTGGTTCTAAAGCAAGACAATACCTTGATGGATTATTAAAAATACCATTTAATGATTATAAGCGCGAACCAATTTTAAATAAAATGGGGTCAGTTAGAGGAGACTTTAAGGAATTATATAGTAATAATAATATTGATAAAATAGTTTCAGGAATTCCTTCAAAAGAAAAATATACCAGTGTCGAAGTATTAAAATATATAAAAAAAATTCAAAATGAGATTGTAATATATTCTAAACCAGAAAAAATAGAAAAAATTAAAGAATGTTTATTAATAGGGGATAAAAATACATTAATGTCAAATAATAAATTTTTTGATAGTTTATTGAAAAAATCAAACAAGAAGCGCACGAAGTTTTCACATTTGAATAAAGAAGGATTAATAGAACGTTCTATTAGCATTTTTGATTGTTTTATTGAAGATGAAAATGAAAGTCTTATAGATGAGGTGATAAAAGAATATGAACCATTATTGAATAAGGGTTCTAACAACATTGAAATTAATAATAAAATTCAAAAAATAAACAAAAATATGACAGAAATTAACTATTATATGAGTGGTGTTAAAAAAACACTTGATGGAGCGGTTTATGGTCACGATAAAGCAAAGAATCAAATAGAGAGAATAATTGGTCAATGGATAAATGGAGAACAAGATGGTTATTGTTTTGGATTTGAAGGTCCACCTGGTGTAGGGAAAACTTCTCTCGCAAAACGAGGGTTATCAGACTGTTTAAAAGATGATAAAGGTGTAAGTAGACCATTCGCAATGATTCAAATGGGTGGAGATAGCAATGGCAGTACATTACACGGACATAATTATACATATGTTGGCTCAACATGGGGGTCAATTGTTCAAATATTGATTGAAAAAAAATGTATGAATCCAATTATTTTTATTGATGAAGTAGACAAAATAAGTCGAACTGAAAATGGAAAGGAAATCGTTGGAATTTTAACACACTTGTTAGACCCTGCACAAAATGATTGCTTTCAAGACAAATACTTTACAGGAATAGACCTTGATTTATCAAAGGCATTGTTTATTCTCTCTTATAATGATGTGAATGCCATTGATAAAATTCTTTTGGACCGTGTTCATAGAATAAAATTTGATAGTCTCTCTATAGAAGATAAATTAGTAATATGTAAAACACATATCTTACCAGAAATATATAAAAAAATGGGGTTGGAAGATATTATTATATTTGAAGATGAAGTATTGAAATACATAATTGATGAATATACTTGCGAGTCAGGTGTAAGAAAGTTGAAAGAGATATTGTTTGAGATAGTTGCAGAAATAAATTTAGATGTTTTAAAAAATGATAAAGACTATGATTTTCCAATAGTAATTTCAGTGGACGACATTAAGAATAAATTTTTTAAGGACAAGAGAGTGAATGTAACTAGAAAGGTTCCAAGTGAAAGTCTTATTGGTTACGCAAATGGAATGTATGCGACATCAATTGGTAACGGTGGAACATTGCCGATTCACGCAAAGTTTTTCCCGTCAGAACATTTTTTAGAACTAAAATTAACAGGTCTTCAACAAGATGTTATGAGAGAAAGTATGCACGTTTCATTAACTGTAGCTTGGAATTTAACATCAAAAGATATGAAAAAAAAAATACGAAAATTGTATGATGGCAATAACAACAAATGCGGAATAAACATTCATCCAGGTGATGGCTCCGTTCAAAAAGATGGGCCGAGTGCCGGAGGAATTATAACAGTAGTATTATATAGTTTGTTGAATGATTTGCCTATAAAGTCACATTTTGCGATGACAGGTGAAATTCAAATGACAGGTGATATAACAGAAATAGGTGGGTTAAATCACAAAATTTTGGGTTCTCTCAAAGCCGGTGTAAAGGAATTTATTTATCCGAAAGAAAACAAGAAGGAGTTTGATGAATTTTATAATAAATATAAGGATGACGAGAGAATAGAGGGAATAAAATTTTATGCTGTAGAACACATTAGCGAAGCAATAGATTTAATGATTGATAAATAATTTTCAATAGAATATATCATCTATGATTTATTTCAAAATAAAATATTATTGTTATTTATTATATGAATGAAAATACAAATAAATTAGGGGGAGTTTCTAATTCACCATTGCAGTTATTTCAACCGATGAATATTGTTGTATTTCTATCATTTTTTAGTCCAATTATGCTAGCGGTAAGTATAACAAGTTTGTCGTTTATATTCCAAAATTTTAAGGGGTTGATATATTTAGGATTTCTTATAGGCGTTTGTGTTGTTAGAAATTATATTTATATGATGAGCGGTTCTTCCCCAATAATAAATGACGATACAATATGTACTTCTGTGCAATATAGTAAATATGGAAATCCGACATTTAGTTCATTTGTTTTCGCTTTTACTATAATGTATTTATCATTGCCGATGTTTAGCAACGGAGCGCCCAATTTTTGGATTTTTTCTTCGTTGCTTATATATTTCATAGTTGATGTATTTATTAAAATGCACAAGAAATGTGTTGTAAAAATGAGTGATTTATTTTTAAATGTATTAATGGGTTTGTCGTCATCTGCCTTAATAGTTACGTTAATGTATGTAGGTGGTTCTGGAAAATATTTGTTCTTCAACGAAGTTTCTAGTAACAAAGACATATGTTACCAACCTACGGAACAAACATTCAAATGTGAGGTATATCGTGACGGCACCCTTGTTGGAAGTTTATAAAAATTTTGTATAAGATTATTTAATTATAGAAAATTTAATATGTGAAGATGCTAATGTTTTTTCTCATTGGTTTCCTTTTCATCAGTTACTTTTTCTGTTACAGAGGGAGGGACCAATTTAGGTGAATTAAAAATTGTAATGTTTTTTGTAATCCACGATTTGAATTCAGTAATAATTAGTTTTCTTTGGAATGATTCTGCGATTAATTTCATATTTCCTTTAGTTGTATATTTAGATATAAAGTTATTAATGACAAAAATGATATTATATTTTTTATAGGTTTCTAAGTTTGAATAATTGTATAGAGATTTTCGTTTTTTTACATTTACATAGTTGTGAAATATATAAAATGTGTTTTTAAAGTCAGTTTTTGTTTTTAAATCATTTACATTTATTTTTGCTAAAAATTTAGTTGCGTCTTGAGAACATTCGGGACATGGTAAAAATCCACATATTCTTTTAATTTGAGAAAACAATTGATTTCTAATAAAAGGATACGATTCATCATTTACATTTTCTATTAATGAATGAAATAATGTCCATATAGCAGGTCCCCAAACTTCTGGTGGTGCCATTCTATAACTAATATAAATATAAAAATATAAAGATAAAACAATAATTAATGATAAATAGATGCCAAAGTATATAATAGAAGGTGGACTGAATTTTTATGAAGAACTATATAAATCTCTTGATGTTGAGGAAACAAACAAGAAATGCGCTGAAGACGATAATTTATGTTTAATTACCAATAAAGCGCTTTCTGAAAACTTTGTTAAACTTGTTTGTGGGCATAAATTTAATTACGATGCTATTTTTGCTGATTTAAAAACTCATAAGCAAAAATTTAATCAACTGGAAGGAACGTCAAGTAAATTATCTGTAGACGAAATAAGATGTCCGTACTGTAGAACAAAACAAAAAGGTCTATTGCCTTATTATGAAAATTTGGGATTGCCAAAAATAAATGGTGTAAATCATATAAACGAACCTGTGAAAAATGATTACATATATCATAAATGTGATTATATTTCAGAAAACCCATTATATGACCCAAGTGGAAATAACCCGGTTGATTTTAATGCGACCAATTTAGGTAACTGTAAATTTATAAAATGCTTGTATAGTGGTTCAAAACTAAACACAATAAGTAATGAAAATTACGGAGATGAAAAAAATTATTGTTGGAATCATAAAAAGGAAATTATAAAGAAATATAAAAAAGAAATAAAAAATAAAGAAAAAACAGAATTAAAGAAATTAAAAGAAGAAGCAAAACAAAAGATGAAGGATGCTGCTAAAATAGCAAAAGAGAACGCAAAAAAGGAAAAGGAAAAGGAAAAGGAAAAGGAAAAGGAAAAGGAAAAGAAAAAAGCATTAACAACGACATCAAACGTTGAAATAGAAAATGTAGTAACAAATAGTGGTTGTGTTCAATTATTAAAATCTGGACCAAATAAAGGCAACCATTGTGGGTGTAAAATATTATTAGATAATTTATGTAATAGACATCTAAAAATAAAAAACGGACTAATTAATAAATGAATATAATAATATAAATATAAAATATTAAATATATTTAATGGAAACAAAAGAACAATTGGTAGGAAACATCAAAGATTGGATAAAAATTGACACCGAAATATTAGACTTAAAATCTCAAATCAAAGAAAAAACAAATGCAAAGAAGCTATTAACTGATAATTTAGTGACAGTTATGAAATCAAATCAAATAGATTGTTTCGATATAAATGGAGGTGCGTTGGTTTATAAGAAAAGCAAAACAAAAAAACCAATAAATGGGAAATCATTATTAGCTGCTCTTCAAAATTATTATAAAACAGACCCTACAACTGCAGAAGATATAACAAAACACGTAATGAACAGCAGAGAAGAACAAATTAAAGAAACGATAAAGCGTAAAATAGATAAATAGATAAATAAGTTAAACAAATATTAATATTATAATTATAATAATGGAACC